CAAATCTCACAAGATTACTCATCGATGGTAAACTTTGCACGTTGTAAAGTACTAGGTGCAAATGTACTTCGTGGTCCGAAGCAAATTCCTTGGGATGGTAAACTACAATATGATTACCAACTTTGGATTGACTCGGATATTGTCTTTGACTCTAACAAGTTCTGGCAACTCTGTGATCTTGCACTGAATGCAGAAGGAGAGGAGAAAGAAATTGTTGGTGGATGGTATGCAACAGAAGATGGACACACAACCTCTGTCGCACACTGGTTAGAGGAAGATGACTTCCGCAAGAATGGTGGAGTGATGAATCATGAAACTGTCGAATCAATTTCAAAGCGTAGAAAGCCGTTCACAGTCGATTACACTGGATTTGGTTGGGTACTGATTAAACATGGAGTATTTGAACGTCTCGAATATCCTTGGTTTGCTCCAAAGATGCAAATCTTTGATTCTGGCAATGTACAGGATATGTGTGGTGAGGATGTTTCATTCTGTCTTGATGCAAAGGCAGCAGGTATGGTAACCTGGTGTGATCCTCGGATTCGTGTGGGACATGAAAAAACTCGCGTAATCTAATGAAGAAACTTTACAATCTTTTATATAAAGGGCGTAAAATTTATACAAATCTCACTATGGAAGACTGTAGTGAGATTCTTGAAAACTTCTCTGAGCGTTTTTACTCGGGTGAAGATCTAAATCCAAATGAACTTGAACTGGAGGAAATTTAAATGGCAAAAGGTGGTGGATCTAATAAAACTGTATTTGAAGCAGGAGCACCAAAGAAAACACGTCAAGGACGTTCTGCACGTACTCTATTAAGTGCAACCGCTCGTAATGGACGTAAGAAACGTTATAGAGGTCAAGGTCGTTGATTCAATTGAATCCTACAATCCCAGTCGTTACTCCAAAGGGTAATGGTTGGGCATTTTTTTGTATCGATAGATCTCAAGAACACGATATTGAATGGGTTGTGTTTCTAGATAGTAATGGAGAATGTTGGACTTTTAAAAACTCTGATATTCGAATACAAAAGAATTATACGCTTCATCGAAATCCTGTTCCCTAAGGCATCCAGGATGCCCTGCAATAGCGATGTAAGTCATTCGGGATAGCAACCCCGTAAAAAGTTCTGATTTAATAAATCAGGAGCAAAAAAATGACTCAAGAAACCGAACCAAAAATGCTTCGGGAGATTGCAAATGACAATCTCACACCTAAGAAGCATGATTTTCAAGTTCAAAAAGAACTTCATGAAAAGATTCGTAATGATGAAGATTATGATGATTGGGAATATGGTACAGAACCCATTTATGGAATGTAAAAAACACTGATAAATAAGATAGATTTATAATTTTTTTATGCCTGTAGAACGGGTAAGCAAAGGTTTCAAAGATCTCAGTATGTCCTTTCAAGTTAATCCCTTGAACTATGATATTATTGCGATTAAAAATGAAACTGCAATTGCTCGTTCTATTAGAAATCTTGTTTTTACTCTAAGAGGAGAAAGATTTTTTAATTCAAATCTTGGATCTGGAGTATCAAAAGTTCTTTTTGAAAATATGGATGAAATTACAGCATCTGTATTGCAGGACGAAATTAAGAATACAATTGATAATTATGAACCAAGAGTAAATTTGATTAGTGTTGATGTATCACCAAACTATGATACTAATGAATTTTATACAACAATTACATATAATATTGTTGGAATCGATGTATTACCGCAACAGTTATCATTCGCATTACAGCCAACACGATAAATGGCATTAGTTAATTTTAGCAATCTAGACTTCGATCAAATCAAGACTTCGATTAAGGAATACCTTAGATCGAATTCAAATTTTACTGACTATGATTTTGAAGGATCTAATCTATCAGTATTGATTGATACATTATCCTATAATACATATATCTCCTCATATAATGCTAACATGGTTAGCAATGAGGTTTTTATTGATGGTGCAACATTAAGAGAGAACATTGTTTCTCTTGCAAGAAATATTGGATATATCCCAAGATCAAGAACTGCAGCACGGGCAAATATTTCTTTCTTTGTTGATACTACAGGTTTTACAACGAATCCAGTTACACTGACTCTTAAAAAAGGGGTAGTTTTTACATCAACAGGATCTTTTGGTGGTGATAGTTATAGGTTTATTATTCCATCTGATATAACGGTTCCTGTAAGCAATGGAATTGCATTTTTTGAAAACGTAGAAATTTATGAAGGAACGTTCTTAACTTCCAATTTTACTGTTGATGCAAATAATCCAAATCAAAGATTTATTTTAGATAATGCAAATATTGATACTTCTCTGATTAATGTGAGTGTAAGAAATACTGAAGCAAGTACAACATCTAGAAAGTTTATATTATCAAATAGTTTATTTGATGTCACTGCAGAGTCAAAAGTCTTTTTCATTCAAGAAATTGAAGATCAAAGATATGAATTAATTTTTGGTGATGGAATTTTTGGTAAGAAATTAAATAATTTAAATTATATTGAGGTTTCTTATAATATTACAAATGGAGAAAGTGCAAATGGCATTTCCAATTTTGTTTTTAATGGAAGAATAATTGATAATGATGCAAGAGTTGTTACATCTGGTATTTCTTTAATTACAACTAATATAGCATCTCAAAGTGGAAAGGAGATTGAATCTGTTGATTCTATTAAAAAATATGCACCTCAAATTTATTCAGCACAAAATCGTGCAGTAACTGCATCAGATTATGAAGCAATTATTCCTAAGATATATCCAGAAACTGAATCTATTTCTGTATTTGGTGGAGAAGATTTAAGTCCTCCAAAATATGGAAAAGTCTTTATTTCTATAAAACCATTTAATGGTCCATATGTTCCAGAACCAATTAAAGAAAATATTCAAAATAAACTTAGAAAGTATAGTATTGCTGGAATTGTTCCTGAATTTTTAGATCTTAAATATATTTACGTTGAGATTGATTCTACTGTTTATTACAATACAAATGCTGCTCAAAGTGCAGATTATGTGAAATCAATTGTTTCATCAAATATTAATGCTTATGCAGATTCTACAGAATTAAATCAGTTTGGTGCAAGATTCAAATATAGTAAATTTTTAAAAATTATTGATGATAGTAATGTTTCAATTACTTCTAACATTACAAAAGTGGCAATGAGAAGGGATTTAAGTCCAGCAATAAATCAGTTTGCTGATTATGAAATTTGTTATGGAAATGCATTTTATGCAGGTAAGTATGATGGATACAATATTAAATCATCTGGATTTAAAGTAAGTGGTATAAGTGAAACTGTATATCTTTCAGATGTTCCATATTCTGATAACAAAACTGGAACTATCTTTTTCTTTAAACTCCAGTCTTCTACTCAACCAGTTATTGTAAAGAAAAATGTTGGAGTAATTGATTATAAAAAAGGAGAAATTAAATTATATCCAGTTAATATTATATCCACCGAAAAATCTGTTGATGGCAATGCAGTAATTCAAATTTCTGCTAATCCAAAATCAAATGATGTGATTGGATTGCAGGATTTATATTTACAACTAGATATTAATAACAGTAGCATAACTATGCTGTCTGATGTTATTTCTTCTGGTGCAGATACATCTGGATCAAGTTATTTGGTTACATCAAGTTACACAAACGGAGACATTGTAAGATCATAAAATGGTAGAAACAAGAATTCAGATCAGTTCAGTAGTAGAAGGACAACTTCCCGAGTTTGTAAGGGAAGAATTTCCACTTGTTGCAGAGTTTTTAAAGCAATATTATTTGTCTCTTGAAAGTCAAGGTGGAACAACAGATATACTTCAGAACATTGATCAATATGTAAAAGTTGATAATATAACCAATCTTATAGAATCTACTGAACTTAGCACTGATATAAGTTTTTTTGATTCTACTATTTTTGTAACTTCTACTTACGGATTTCCTGATTCATACGGACTTATAAAAATTGATGATGAAATTATAACATATACAGGAAAAACTTTAACCTCTTTTACTGGATGTGTAAGAGGATTCAGTGGTGTAACTTCGTATCA